CGCCCGACCAAGACAAGGCCCTGTCCGACATCTTCATACGAAATGACGCCTGGTTCAATGTGACGGGCGCGGTAACGTCTCGGCTCGGTTCCCATCTCATCCCCTACGTTCGCAAGCTACTCTCACCCACGAAAAACCTTTTCACGCGAATTGTCAAGTTACCGGCTTGGCAACACTGGACGCGCAATGCACCGGCAACCGAACGGAACGCCTGGGTTTTCACGTTCGCCCCGTGTCCCGGAGACCGGAGGATCGTCAAAGCGGAACTTCTTCCCGTGAAGCGGGCCGCCCGGGCCGTGAGCGGGTCCCCCGTACTTGTTCGCCTCTCGGCATCGGGCGTCGTTCGAAGACATCCAAATGTACTCCACTATTCCGGCCGACTGGTAGCGCTCGTCGCGGATCTTGGAAACGAAAAGGCTTGTCTCCTGCCTGGCAAGGAATCGCGCCTTGTTCTGGCTCACCTCCCATTCGGAGGAAATCAGAGCTTCAAGTTCCCGGATGTTGTAGCCGCTGGTGACGTTCTTTTCGATGGCGTCCCGGAGTCGCTGGATCTCCTCGGGAAACCAGTTCTGCACGTTGAACCGCTGGGCGTCGTTGTACTCGTCGGCGAGGCGGGCCACGGCCCCCGGGGTGTAGTCGGGCATGACGGCCAAGCCCCGGATACTCTCGGCGGCGTCACCGGCGAGAACCTGAATAAGTGGGTTGACAGGAAAGCGTAGGGCCTTGATGGCCGTCTTTACTTTGGCGTCTAGCTCCGGGATAAGTTTGGCGATCTTGATGTTTATCCATTCGGCGGCGGCCTTGCTCTTGAGCGCGGCGGCGGCAATCTCCGGGGGGGGGAGACCGACCCAGGTCTTTCCGACCGGCGAGAAGGTGGCGAATTCGGAAAGCTCCCGGGAGGTTCGGATATCGAAGGACCCGGAGAAAACCCCGTTGTCGTAGTTCACCCGGCCCTCTTCGATGGCTTGGACCAGGGCGGTCACCCGGGCGTTTTCAAAGGGCTTTCGGATCTTCAGGGTGTCAAAGATCGGGTCGAACAGGTTGAGCCAAATGAAGTTTTGGAGCTCCTGATGGATCGGGAGCCAATAGCTATCTTTTAGCCGGAGCATTCTTGGGGGCCTTCCCATTCGCCTTGGTCACGGTCGGGATTGCGGCCGTGGGAGGTGACACAGACTCCGGGCCGTTGGGCGGAACCGGATTCAAGGGAACCTTGATGTCCGTGGTAAAAATGCCCTTCTTCTTCGCTTCGTCCTCGGCGATCTGGGAGGTCATCAAGCCTCGATCGTACCATGAGAGTATCCGGTTGTTCTCGGCGTCCAACACCTGCTGATGTTCCGTCTCGGTGAGCACCCGCATGGGAGGCCATCGGAAACGGAATCTTGGGATGAAGTCGAACAGGTACGAACAGGTAAGGTCAAGGCAACCCTTGACAATGCGGTTGAGCGGACGGCGGATTTCTGATTCCACCATTTGGTTATAGTTCTCCATTCCGCTCTCATCAGCATCAGATAAACCCGTGGCGGATGTTCCGAACAGCTTAACGGCCGGAATCCTCAATGCCGACTGGATTCCAATACGGTTTTCACGGGACACCTCGGCCAAACCGGTAAAACTCATGGTTTTCTGTTCGAATTCCTCACCATCGTCGAGCATGAGCGCCGAAACGTAGCTCTTGAGTTGGTTGGCCAACTGGACGCGCTGGGCAATTTGCATCGTTCCGGCCGAGGTCATGAGCTTCTGCGCCAGACCCTTGATGTGGTACACGTCGATTTTGGACTCATCCAGGATTTCATAAAGCACGTCCTGGGTCTTCAGGTACAGATTGAGCTCGCGGATCATCCGTTCACCCTCGGACATCCCCCAGCCGCGAAGCTGGCGACGAACGTAGGAAGGGGCCCGTTTTCCCTTCATGAGAATGAACCGGCTTTCATGGATCTTTTTCCCTAGAAGGTACATGAATTCGCCTTGCTTGCCCTGGTACTCGAATTCCTCGGTATACGGGAAATTGGAGTCTAGTTGCCACCGCTCCACGTCGTAGAGCTCCAAGGGGCTCCGCCCGATACCGCGCAGTCGAAGCGGGGTCTCAGGATCCTGGTTCGTGTTGATGACGATGCCGCCTCCACCGTACAAACGGGCCCACGTGGCCGCATTCAGGATGGTGTCCCAGATTCCATTGTCGTCCCAGAATTCCAGAATCGCGTCGATGTCCGATGCGCTCATTTGATCGGACTCAATTTCGATGCCCTTTGAAATCGCGTCTTGGACCGGGAGTTGAAGGGCTGTTTGAAACAGGCCGTTCGAAGTGTACAGGTAGGTCAGAACAATCCGGTTCAGCGAAATCAAGCTGTAGTTGTTGTCGTGGGCAACGGTGTTGTAGGCGGAAAGCTGACTACCCCCGGTGAGTAGCGAACCTGCTTGCACCATGGTAACGAGGTCGCCAAGTCCTGCCCCAAATGCGTTGTCTCGGCGGGTCGTATCGCGTGGTACCGGGTGGCGTCGTGACATCGTGGTGGTCTCCTACAGAACGTCGAAAATGCTTGGCCCGTCCCCGGAGAGTTCCGAGAGGGCGAAGACAAGGGCGTCAAGGCGGTTGGGGCTTTTGGACTTGCCAGGCTCGTAGTTGCAAAGCTCGTCCTCGAGAAGGAGGAACGGGACCCGGTGTGCAACCCGGCTTTGCGGATGGGCTTCGTACAGGGCGGAAATCGGTTCGGCGCGTACCACCTTGCCACGGCTGGAGGTGATCAGCTTGACGTTCATGTTTCGGTGGTTGCGCTTAATCACGTCCTCCACCATGTCGCCGCCGAAGTTCTTTTCCGCTACCACCAGGTCAGCCCCCCACTTCACGTAAGCCGCGTTCACTTCGTTTGCCCACTCTCTCGGTGTGCCATGAAGCGAATAATCATCCAACACAAGGAAAAGTTCAAGCCCGTTGACATCCACCTGGCCAGTCTGCGCCGCGACGATGATTCCAATCTCGTCGCCATCCACCGTGCCGGATGGGTCCACGGCCACCACCACGCGAAGAAGTTCCTCTTTGGCGATGTCGTCGGCATACCGGAAAAACGAACGTTTCCATAGGCTCCCCTGGTCGTCGGAATACTCGCCTAAGCGGAAACGTTGTTGCTTGGCGAGGGACATCATCTCGAGGGTTTTGAAGTATTCGGCGGGAAGGTGGTCCTTGTTGTCCTCGGGGTTCATCTTGAGGAACACGAAATCATCATCGGGTACCGGGCGGCCGTCGGGCCACTTCCGCTCATGGAAAATCTTGTAGGCCCAGTGCTGCTTACTTGGCGGGTTGAAGTCGATCAGGAATTTACCGCGCATTCCCGGGGGCGGCACGAGGCGGGACAGCAACGTGTCGAAAGCGTCGTAGGAAACTTCCGAGGCCTCGTTGATGTAGATCGTAGCGTAGTCGTTGCCCAAAACCTTCTCAAGGCGGGCGCCCTCGTCGAGGCCTGCAATCCAGATTTGCGAACCGTTGGGCAGGGTGTAAAACCAGTCGGTTTTGTTAAGCGGTACAGCGCCCGCAGGAATGCCTCGAGCCTTGAGCAATCGCGGCATGGTCTGGTAACAAATGGCCCGCTTGATATGGCTGAAACGAAGACGGGCAATCAGGTGGATAGATCCGGGGACCAGGCAGGCCCGGACGAACACGTCGTTCAGGAGTTCGAAGGTTTTCCCGGACCGGCTCCCGCCTTCGGCCAGAACGAACTGGTGCTTTGAAACCAGCTTTCGAAGCTCAAGTTGTTTCGGGTTTGGGACGTAGTTCAAGCGAGGTCCGTTTCGTTCCCGTTGATGATGATCGTCACCCCGGCCGCAGGGTCTTCCTTGAGCATCCCCATAAACTTTCCGAGGGTGTCCAGGCCCTTCGCCTTGGAGTATAGCTTGACCTTGCGCTGTACCGTGGGACGGCCTTCCTTGTCGTAGGTCGTGATGGATTCCACCGACTCAATCGCCCGGGCGGCCTGATCGGTGATCTTGTCGGAATCCTTGAAGCCAACCCCGGAGGAGTCGAAAATGGTCACGTCGCGGATGTCGGAGAAGGCGATGCCACGGACCTCGGCCAGCCACCGATGACGGTCCACGTCGAGGTTCTTCAGGTCCTTCTCGACCATCTTGCTCACTTTGGCCTGAATGTTAGCATCGCTTAACAATCTCGATCCCTGGACGTGCGCCGTCTTTTCCGAGTACCCGGCGAACCTTGCAGCTTCCGCTCCGTTGTACCCATTGACGAGATACCGGGCGACGAACTTGTCGTGCATGATGTCAGACTTGGATTTTTTAGCCATGACTAAACAGTGTCCCCCATTCCAGTATCACCCTTTCGCCCGAAGTCGTCCATGCCCGTCATCCCTGTTGCGCCTTCGCCGCTCTGGCCTCGGTAACGAAGTCCTTGGCGGTCATGTTGATCGTGACCCCGCTTTTCATCTCATCGGGCGTCGTCCCTGATTTTGCTGGTTTGGCTGCTTCGGCTCGGAGTCCGGTAGGGGTATCGGGCTTCTCTCCGGCCAGCCATTCGGATGGGCCCCCGGCCTTGTCCCAGAACCAGCGCAAGAGCGCCCAGTCGTTCTTGAACCCGTAGTCCTTGCCGACTCGGATGAGTGCCAACCTGGCGAGGTGGGCTTGTGCATGCTCACCGGTTTGGGACGAGAGTTCGGCGGCTTCATCGTCGGTGAACTTCAGGGGTTTGGGAATGACCAACGAGGCAGGGACCTGGAAATCTTCAGTGGTCGGTTCGGGTGAAAAGTCCGCCTCGGAGGGCGCGGAGTTATCCACAATATCCACAGGTGAAACATCCGGGTTCGCTTTTGGCGAATCCGCAAATTCTTCAGGATCCTGTTCATGCTCCTGCTCTTGATTAGGCGAAGGTTGGCGGTACCCCTTCGGCATGTCTTTGCCAAAGGCTTCCACAAAGGCTTTCTGGAAGCCTTCACCCATTCCGTAAATTGTGCTACGGATTGAACTTAGGGCGATGCCTAAAAGCTCTGTCTCGGGGAGTTCTCGGATTTGGGCTTTCCAGGACCGGATAACGTTGGGGGACTCGGGGAGATTGTACTTCAGAGCGTTTGGGATCCAAACAAGCCTTGTTTTGGGGTCAAAACGAACCATTTTTGCGGTATGGAGTTCATCGAAGGCTTTGCGAAAGCCTTCCAAAAGATCATCG